ACCCCCATGAAGCTCCTCGGCTACAAAACGCCCAACGAGGTATGGGACGAGGAGATGGCCAAGCTACAATCAAAACAAGCCGACCCGAAACCAGCCGTTGCACTTACAAGTTGAATCCGGGCCGGCAGATTCTAAACACAAGCGCCCCTCGACTCCTATGCATGGAGCCGAGGGGCGCTTCTGCATATCTGCGTCAGAGGCGGGACTCGAACTCGTCGATCGTCATCTCGAGCGCGTCCGCCACTCTTCTGGCCGTGCCGAGCGCCATGAGCCTCGGGTCGCGCACGCCCCTGACCCACTCGTTGACCCGCTGTCTGGTAAGTCCGGCGGCGCGCGCGATCTGCGACTGCCGCATCCCCCGTTCATCCAGCATATCCGCGAACGTCATCCGTTCCGCCTCTCCGCCAGGTATCCGAGCGTCCCGGCGCACAGCGCCAGCACGCCTGCCGGTATCGAGTGTCCGGACAACCCGGCGGCGAACGCGCCGAGCGCCATGACCAGCGAGCATAATCCCAGTCTGTCGTTCATGATGTCCCATGCGATAGGATGGGAGCCGGGCCTTCCGGATAGTTGGGATATTCGGAAGGCCCTTTCCTCACCGCCTGCGCCGCCTCCGTGGCGGCCTGCGCGGTTCGGGCTTCCGGTGGAGGGCAATCACCACCGTGGCTATGGGTGCTATGACCGCCCCGAGCCCGGCGAGAAATTCGCCCGCCGCCTTCAGCAGCTCCGTGACCTGTTGCATGTTCACCTCCTTTCCTTGCCAACTCCTCCATTGTAACCCAAACGGGTTACAATGTCAAGCCGGAGGAACCCCGACACACCGTATCCACACCATTCTCGGCACCCTATTTTTGCCCACATTTTGCCCACATTTTCACGGAAAAACGAGGAAAAACAGTGAAAAACAGTGTTAAACAGAAAAGCCGCTCACCCCTACTCGCACAAGGGAAAACGGCGGTTTTGCAACGATGCGAAATGGAGCGGATGACGGGAGTCGAACCCGCAAAAGGGAAACCCGACAGCCCTACTCCCGTGCAGATTACGCGGCCTCCGCCGTATCGTCTGCCCACATTTTGCCCACACTCTCACGCAGCAGCATCTCGCCCATGCGCTCGCCGAGCTTGTCCAGATCAGCCTCGAACAGATCCGCGTAGGTGTCGAGCGTCATCGCCGCGCTCTTGTGCCCGATCTGTCTTTGCACGGCCTTGACGTTGGCTCCTGAGCTGACCATGAGGCTCACCGCCGTGTGCCGCAGATCATGCAGGGTCAAGTGCCCGCTGATGCCGGCGCGCCGGAGCGCGGACGCGAGCCATCCGTCGCCGCTGGACGCCGCGCCGAACTCCTTGAGATACACGCCCGGACGGCCGGGAGCCTCGAAGAGCAGGTCGTCCGGTCTGCGCCCCTCGCAGCGGTCGTGCATGATCCGGTCGAGGACGGCCGGGTACATGATGCTACGTCCCTCGTGGGTCTTGGTGTCCCCCGGAGTGACCTTGCCGCCGACCATGGGGGCGCTCACGTCAACCATGATCCGATGCCGGTCGAGGTCGACGTCGCGCACGCGCAGGGGCACGAGCTCGCCCCAGCGCATGCCGCACAGTCCAAGTGTGAGGATGATGTCGCGACGCCAGCCGCATTCACCGGCCAGCGAGTACAGCTGGGGCGCGGTGAGGTACACATGCCTTTTGGTCTTCTTGCGCGGCAGCTCCACCCCGCGCGCATGATTCGCGTGGATCATGCCGTCTCGCACGGCGTTGTCGAGGATCCCGGCGAGGATGCCGTATGCCCTCAATGTGACGCTGGCGCTGCGCTGCGACGCTATGTCAGTAACCCATTTCTGCACATCGTTTCTGGTCACCATGCCGATGGGCACGTCTCCCCATGCGGGCTTGACCCAGACGCTCCATGAGTCCTCCAGGTCGTCCATGTAGCTCGGTTTGACTCGTGTGCGCTTCGCATCCAACCACGCGCCGGCCAGCTCCCCCACGGTGGTCTTCGCGTCCTGCGGGTCGATGTACGCTCCCCTCGCTTTGGCTATCGTGACATGCTCCGCCGCCCAGTTCACGGCATCGGATTTGCGTTTGAAGCCACGCTTGTCGGTTTGCGTGCCGTCGGGCTTGCGATACCTCACGCGCCATCGTGTCTCGCCTTTGCTGGTATTGTATCTGGTGACGTTCGCCATCTGATGACCTTTCTTCATGTCCTGTTAAGGTTGTCCGGTTACGATTGGTGCACCTACAAAACGGTGCGGGAGGAATGATGAGCCAAGAGAATATCCATGCGAACGATGCCGGTTCTCAAATGCAACTTGCCGCCGACGGTCGTGGCGTTGATGTCAGGCAAAGCCCCGAAGCGGATACCCTGTATGTGCGTTATGACGGTGAGGCCCTGCGTTCCCACGAGATGGATGTGAAACAGCTCGCACCCGCACTGCTGTCCCTCGCCAAGCATTCGACATCATGCAGAAAGACGTGGCTCCCGAGGCTCGCGTGCATCTCAACGCACAGGCGACCCGTGAGGGATCCTTCACCATTGACCTGCTGCTCCATTTCGTCAACGAGGCAGAGGGATTGTTGACCGGTAATGGCGTGACCGCGATAGTCAACGCATCCGGCCTGATGGCTATATATTTCGGGGCTGTAAAGCTCGCCAAGAAATTCGCCGCCCATTTCAAGCCGACGACGGTGGAAGATGCCGGCAAGGACGAGAACGGGCTCGACCTCCTGGATATGACTTTCCCGGACGGTTCGAGAATGCGTGAGTTGAAGGCTTCTGCGGAGGCGTTGAAGAACCCGGAGCTTATCAAGGCCATCAAAGGCGTGATCGCCCCGACGTTGGACGACGGTGTCGATCTCGTGCAATTCCAGTCCGGAGTGCATGACGAGACTGTGAACACGGAGGAAGCCGACGCTATCTCCCATTACGATCCCGAGGAGAAGGAGCGTACCGAGGATACCGTGGAAATCGTCATCCAGGCGTTGGACGTGTCCTTCCGCGAGAACGGAAAATGGCGCATCACCGATGGCATCAAGACGCAGTTCGTCACCTTGGCGGACGAGCAGTTTAAGAAGCGTGTGCTCGACGGTGAGGAGGCCATGCGCGCCAACGACATTTATCGCGTGGACATGCGTGTGGAAAAGGCGTTGGACGAGAATAACCGGCTCACGACACGGTATGTGTCCATCGACAAGGTTCACGAGCATCGCGGTGTTGGCGAACAGCCGACGTTGTTCTAGCATTTTCGGGTATGCTTCGCCCCGTGTAGGATGAAAGGCGAAGCGTCCTCCTTTCTTGAACTAGCTGGATCTTCAACCGCCCTATCGGTGTGTAAGACCGATAGGGCATTTTTTATTGTTTGGTGGTTTTGACGGTGATGGTGGTGCCGAGCGCGGTGGTCTCCCAGCTCACGCCGTTGGCTTCGCTGTAGGTGAAGTTCTTGGTGGCGTCCTGCGAGGCGAGCAGGGATTGAGCCATAGTTTCGGTGTCGCCCTGGCTGATCCACTTCCAGTCGCCGGCCTTGGTCGGGGCCTGATAGGTGCCCTTCCAGTAGAGGCTCTTGGTGTTGGTGCCGATCCAGTTGACCTCGATGGTGTCGCCGCTGATGGTGGCCTCCATGTATGAGTTCGGGTCGTTGGAGTTGGTTTGCTTCCACGTGCCGGTCAGGTCGGCCGGCTGGGGCTTGGGCTCCTCCTTCTTGGTCTCGGTCTTTGACGTGCCGTCCGTTTTGGCCGGCGCGTCTGAAGCCGTGTCGTTTCCTCCACAGGCGGTCAGTCCGGCGAGCAGTATCATCGCCGCAAGCAATGCTATTGACTTCTTCATTGTTTTCTTCTTTCTCTATACGGCCACACTGTCGTGCAGCATTTCCTTGTAATCTTCCACGACCTGTACGGTCACGTCGAGCGCTTGGGCGATGAGATAGCTATCCCCTTCGTACATGCGTTCGGCGATCGCGTATTCGGTCGGGTTGATGAGTCGGAGCGCGGTTTCACGCCGGGCTCTCCTCTCGGCTTTTGACCCGTTCGGGTCGCAGCCTCGATCGTGGTATCTCGCATGCACGAGCTCATGGGCGAGCGTGCAACGCCGGGCGAAGTCGGGTAGCGTCTCGTCGATGATGATGAGACGATTGGGGTCGTAGTAGCAGCCGGCGAGATCGCTGCCTAGTGAACGCTCGCGGACGTCGACACCCAGTAGTTCGGCTTCCCCTAGCAAATCAGCGTAGGTCGTCGTTTTCATTCACCTCCGGTTTTTCTATATGGTGGTGCTCTTCGGCTTCGAGTTTTCGCACGGTAGGATGTGAGTTGAAGAGTTCCATCTGGTGACGTGCGATCTCGTTGAGTTTGAGCATCCGTTCCCGGATGGACTTGCCGTCCCGAATCATTTCGGCGTTAAGGTTTTCGAGGTTGGACAGCACGAGGTTTTGCGTGATACTGGCGTAGTCGCGCATATTGCCTTTTGCGTTCGGGTTGGCGTCTCTCCATTGTCTTGCGGTTCGGCCGAATACGGCGATGTTGAGTACGTCCCCTTCCTGTGCGTATCTGATTCGTTGGTCGTTGCGGGACAGATGTGGAGGCATCATGTCCTTGATCGCATCGGTGTGGACGCGGTAGTTCATGGCGGCGAACAATCGCTTTTCGTTCCATTCGGCGTTGAGGCGACTGGATTCGTCCTTCTTGAGTCGCTTGTATTCCTGGAATACGTAGAGTCGGAATTCGGGACTGATCCATGCGGCGAAGTCGAGGGCGAGGTCCACGTGAGCGAATGTGCCGCCATTGCGCCCGCGGCGGGATTGGATGCCGATGGCGTTGGTTGCCGTTATCCATCGGCTTGGCGTCATGGTGAAGGCGTTGCGTCCGGCCTCACCCATAAACGTGTCGAATTCGACACGTTTAAAATCCGGGTTGTTGAGCTTTTCCCAGATGCCCAACAGCGCGATGGTGTCTTTCAGACGCATCCAATTGCCGATTGCGAATCGCGGGTCGCCTTCCGGTCCGACCTTTTCGCGCGCCAGATCGGTGAGCGAAATGTAGTCGTTTTCGTCCCCGTTGCCGCGTATCGCGACGTCGAGCCCGTTGATGCTCAGTGTTTCCTGCACGGTTTTCTTGAGTGAGGCCATTGGTCCTGTCCTTATTCTCGAGGGGTGTTCGCTTCGTCCCGCTTGTGCGGATCGATGCTTGCGGCCACGTCGAAATCATCAGGATTGGCGGCGATTCGGTCAGCCACCTCATCGGCGGTGCGTTCAGCTCGGGCCCGCGCGGCTTTAGCAATCACCTCGTCCAAAACATTTGACGGCTTGACATTAAAGCCTAGGCATAAGTCGATGAATTCCTGCAAGGTTGGAGTACCGTTCGTCTTGTTGAACAGGTCCCCGACGCGGGTATGTTTCATCCCGAGCCTTGCCGCGAGAACACGCAACGATGGGTTGCCCTCGTCGGCCTTCTTCTCTGCGAAGAAGTCAATCATTGCGACATCTATATCGCTCCATATTCTCGCTGTTCTTGCCATGCCTCAATGTTAAATGTCCGAATTTTGCGACACGCCGTAAATTCATACTTGACAGATGTCCGCAAATTCGTACACTGTTAAGCATGACCGTAAATTCAAACAGAATCGCTGAGATGGCAGTCGATGGACTGAGGCGCGAGGCTCGCGCAGCCGAGGTGCCTCAGGCGGACATCGGGCAGGTCATTGGAAAGTCGAGGCAAACCGTGAATGTCAAGTTCCGCTCTGGAGACATGCGCCTCACGGAGTTCGTCAACATCGCGCAATCCCTAGGGATTTCTCCCCACAAAGTTCTTGAGCGTGCGGAAAAAAACGCCGCGCTCGCCGATAAGAAAGTGGCGTGATGACACGGCTCACCGACAACGACGGCCGAGAGTTCACGGTCACGCGCACCCCGCAAGTGGAGTCGGCCGGCTACCCGTGCCTCTTCGCGGTCACCCTCGACGGGCACACGGCGGTCAGGGTCACCAAGGGCGGCTTGCAATCCATCAAACGGGAGATCAGCCGCGCATTGCGCGACGCGAAGGAGGCCGACGATGCGCGTCGATGACATCCAAGGCCATCACATCAAGTCCCGTCGGGCGGCGGGGTCCAGTACAGCAATGGGGACACCCGTTGCCGACCCCGGTGTTCGCCCCGCCATCCGACGTCTCACCGACCGCTACCCGGCGCTGTGCCTGCTGGCGCTCACCCTCGCCGGCCTCGGCGTCACCGTCCGGGCGCTCGCATGGATCCTCTCGCATGACGGCTGTTCGCACCCGGTGGGCGCGGTCGTGGCGGTGCTGGCGCTCGCCGGGTGCGGCGTGTTCGCGTTCGCGCCGGTGCTGATGCTCATGGCCTCCCAGGTCGGATGGCTGTTCCCGGAGGATTCCCAGCGCGAATAACAAAGTCTTGGTCGGGCGTCGTTTCTTCTTCATCTTCCGACGCGCGGCCGGCGACAAAGGTCAGTCGTTAAAACCAAATAACCATAACTGAAAGAGCTCAACCCGGTGTCGCGCCGGGACCCTGCGGGGTCGAACCTATCCGGCGCGGCGCTTACGGGCGGCGCAGGTAGCCCCCGGCCGAGATCACGCGGGTCATGACGCGGGGCAAAGGCCGGGACCCGGTTCGATTCCGGGCCGTCCACGAAACCACAAGGTTTCAGCCGACAAAAAAGGACGGTCCCCGCTGGCACGGGGACCGCCCGAAAGGAATACCCAAGAGAAAGGATACGTCGTGAGTGCAACGGTTTCAAACGCGCTGTCGGGACTGGTCACGGTCAGGCAGCTCGCCGAGCATACCGGCTACAGCCGTTCGACGGTCTACAAGTGGAGTTCCGGGGAGCGTCCCAGCCCCTATCCGGAGCCGGTTCGGAAGAACGGCCGCGTCATCGGCTGGCGGCGCGAGGACGTGGAGGCCGCCGACAAGGCCAACAAGTACAGCCGCGCCGACTGGCTCTACGGGCGAAAAGCCGCCTGAGATCCCCGCAGGCGATACGGGAGACCCAAGCCCCGCACAGGGGCGGGGACGGCTGCAAGTGGCCCCCGAGCCGAGATCGCGCGGTGTCATGTACGCGCGGCAAAGGCCGGGACGTGGTGCGATTCCCCGGCCGTCCACCACCGACAAAGACGAACGGCATGCCCCGAGAGGGGCGGAAAGGAGAAACAGTGAAGGACGACAAGGACGACGGATGGGACCGCCGGGAGGAGGGCGAAAGCCTGTTCGAATGGCCCCTCGACAGCACCGGCATGCGCATGGGCGCCGGCCAGCTGCTCGACAGCCTCCTCGACACCATCACCCGGCTCAACCGCAACAGGGCATGGCCCCTGACCATCCTGCCCCCGCGCCCCGGCGACGTGATCGTCGACCGCGGCCGGCGCACGATATCGGCCATCTGCCTGTGGAAACGCAAACCCGACACCACCAAGGAGACGAAATGACACCGGAATTGCCACCCATCCGCACGTTCACCGCCCGTGAACTGTGCGACATCGCGCTGCTGGCCGACGCGCTCACCCCCGCCGACCCCACGGGCGCGGCGTCGGACAGGGAGCGCGCCGAACTCAAGGGACGGCTCGGCCACGCCCTGCAGCAGACCGGACTCGAACTCCACGCGCACAACCCATCCCCGACCCGAGGCGAGGCGGCGACGGCCGCGAGGCTGCGGGCCCTCGCCCTGGCCGCGTACGCGGGTCTCGCGCGCATCGAATACGACGCGCTGGCCGCCGGCATGAAGGACATCCACGCGATCGCCGTGGACGGCAAGGCCACGCTCGCCCGGCTCGCGGAGGCGCTCGACGGGACGGAGGCGTGATGGCCGGAGAGACCCTGGTGACCGTCATCGGCAACCTGACCGCCGACCCCGAACTGCGCGCCACCGCGCAGGGCCCGCAGGTGTGCGGCTTCACCATCGCGTCCACCACGCGCACGTGGGACCGGCAGACCGGCCGCTACGAGGACGGCGACACCCTGTTCATGCGCTGCAGCGCGTGGCGCGACCTCGCCGAACACTGCGCCTCCACGCTCGCCAAGGGCATGCGCGTCATCGCGCGCGGACGCCTGCGCCAACGCTCCTGGCAGGCGCAGGACGGCACGAGCCGCACCATGACCGAGATGACCGTCGACGAGATCGGCCCGAGCCTGCGCTACGCGAACGCGCAGGTGCGGCGCACGACATCCGGCGCCGGCCACGGCACGGGAGCCACCTACGGCGACCCCAACCGACCCGCCTACACCGGAGCCGCGCCCGGTGCCGGGCAGGCCGCGGCCGCCACCGACCCGTGGGCCGGCGACGGCTACGGGCAGGACGGCACGGAACCCGAATTCTAGAAAGGAGCACACGATGACAAAGAAGAACACCGGCAGTGTGCAGGAAGCGCTCATCCCCGACGAGATCACCCCGCTCATGCTGCTCGCCCTGACGCCCAAGGCGAGCCGCATGAAGGACGCGGCCGCCGCGTTCCGCCTCGCCGCCAGCAGGATGCTCGACATCGCCACCAAGGGCGAGTACATCGCCAAATACAAGAACATCGACCCCGTCACCGACGCCCTGTACGACGCCATCGACCTCGCGCAGCACATCTTCGACGCCGCCAACGCGGTCGACGACCTCATCAACTACCCCGTCGAGGCGCGCGAGCGCGTGGTGCGCGCCGACATCGAGCGCAGCCTGGCGGACCCGTGGCGCGACCTGCCCACCACCGGCGGCGGGCCCGACCCGGGCGTGGACCCGGACACCGGCGAGATCGGGGAGGACTGAGATGGGCAAGCGCAAGCACGGCAGGCAGCGGCTCGACCACGAGCGCCGTCTGGCACGCAAGACACGACACCCCCGGCGCAGGCCGGGCACGACCAAGGAGCAGTGACCCGCACCAGTGAGCATCACCATCACGGACATCCCCGTCAACGACCTCATCTCCAACCCCCACAACCCGCGCTCCGGCGTGGGCGACGTGCGGGAGCTGGCCGACAGCATCCGCGCCCAGGGGCTGCAGCAGCAGCTCGTGGTCACCCCCGACCACAAGGCAGGCGGCCGCGACATCTACCGCGTGGTCATCGGCCACCGGCGCCTGGCCGCGTGCCGGCTCGCCCGTCTGGAGCGCGTGCCGTGCGTCATACGCGACATGGACGAGCGGACGGAACGCGAGCTGATGCTGGTGGAGAACTGCCAGCGCCGCGACCTGACGCCCATGGAGGAGGCCGACGGCTATCAGGGGCTCCTCGACCTGGGCGCCGACGTGGGCGAGCTGGCCGGCAAGACCGACCGCTCCGAATCGTTCGTGCGCGGACGGCTGCGCCTGGCGCGCATCCCCGGTCAGGTGCGCGACGCGGCCGCGGACTCGTTCGCGCAACTGTCGCTCTCCCAGCTCGACGACCTGGCCGGGCTGGAGGGGCATCCCGGCATGCAGGCCGAACTCGCGGCCAAGGCCGGCACCACCGACTGGAACTGGACGCGCGACATGCTCGCGCGACGGCTGAGCGACGAGGCATGGCGGACCGAGGCACGCTCCGCGCTGGCCGGTCTTGGCGTGGACATCGACGACACTGAAGGCCCGGCGTACACGCCGCCCGACGGATGCCTGTACGCCACCAGATGGGGCGAAGGCAATCCGGACGCGCTCGCGCGATGGCTGGAATCATGGATCGCCGGGCACCCGCAGGCGGAGCCGATAGCGCGCTTTACCGGCCGGACGCTGGTCCTGTTCACCCGCATGAGCGCCCTGCAGCGGGCCGAACGCGACGCGGCCGCCGAACGGCGGGAACGGGACATGGCCCGGATGAGAGCCGACCATGAGCGGCGCGTGGAATTCGACCGGGCGGCGGCACGGCTGCGCCGCGACTGGATCCGCGCCCACGCCACGCGATTCAACGGCGGACAGCTGCGCCGGGCCATCACCGGCCTGGGACTGCTCGCCCTGACCGGCGCCGGCCAATGGACCGGACTGGTCGGCGGCGCGCAATGGGACAATCCCGACCGGGTCCTCAAGGCGTACGGCGAGCTCACGGCCACGCCCCTGCCCGGGGACGCCGGCCGCGCCGCCATGCTCGCCGAGCTGCGCCGCCGCGGCGACGCGGAAGGCGCCGCGAACCGCGAGCTCCTGCTCGTCCTGTGCGCCCAATGCGAGGCGTTCACCGACCCCGCCACATGGGAGGACGGGGACGAGCTCGACATGGCCCGCGCCTACTACGCGGCGCTCGAGACCCTGGGCTACCCCGTGTCCGACGCCGAGAGGCGGGCTCTCGACGGCAAGTACGCGCACGTGGAGGACGAGTCATGACATGGACGTCCATCGACGACGGGCTCAACCACAACCCGCAGACCCGGCCGGGCGCGGTCGGCAACACGGCGCTCGGCCTGTGGGTGCGCCTGTGCGTGTTCACGGCCGAGCAGATGCGCTACCCCGCGTTCGACGGCGCGTTCGACCTCGCCACGGTGCGCGACCTCAGGGGCACCAGACGGCAGGTCGACGAGCTGCTGGACGCGGGCATGATCGAGGACGCCGCGCGCCCGGGACGCTGGATCGTGGTCGAGGCGGCGACCCTCATGAAGTTCACCGGCGCGAACGGCGAGCTCAGGGCCAAGCGGGCCGCGGCCGGACGCGCCGGAGGCCTCGCCTCCGCACGCAGCCGACGAAGCAAGACCGAAGCAAGTGCTTCAAGCAAACCCGAAGCAAATGCTCCGCAGCAAAACGAAGCAGACGATTCAAGCAAACCTGAAGCAAATGGTTCAAGCAAAACCGAAGCAAGTGCTTCAAGCAAACCTGAAGCAAGTGCTTCGCAGCAAAACGAAGCAACCGGCCATACCATACCTAACCCTTCCCTTACCACCCCCAACCCCTCCGCGACCAAAACCGGGCCGGACGCCACGGCCGGGCACCAGTCCGACACCACGCCCGACACCCGGGCCGCGACCATGGCCGACGCCGAGGCGCGCATCCGCGCCGACCCCCTCCAGGCCATCGCCGGCGCATACCCCAAGCCCGGGCCCATGGGCAAGCCCGCCTACCGGGAGCGCGCCAGGAAGGCCCTCGGCCAGGCGCTGACCGACGCCACGCCCGAAACCCTCTACGGCGCCGCCCTCGCCTACGCCAAAGCCGTCGACAACGGCGACATGCCGCTGCGCTACGCGCCCCTGCTCGCCAACTGGCTCACGGGCGAATGGCGCTCATGGACGCCCCAAGACCGGCCACGGGACCACGAATGGCGCGGCATCACCAGCCAATGGATGCGCGACCAGATCCACCGGCAATCCCCGGGACTGCCCATCACCGACAGCCTCGAACAGGCGTTCTGGGCCAGCGTCAAAAGCGGCACCCCCGCCCTCGACGCCATCCGCGACCTGACCGCCCAGACCACCAAGGAGCCACGACCATGAGCCAGCCCGACGAACGAACCCGACGGCTCGTCCAACGCCGCGACGCCTGGAAATGCGCCAGATGCGGGCGTGACGCCGGCACCCACTGGAGCGGCGACAGCATCCACCACCGACGCCCCAGAAGCCACCCATGGCCCGGACTGCACCAGCCAGCCAACCTCCTGCTGCTGTGCGGCAGCGGCACCACCGGCTGCCACGGATGGGTCCACGCCCACCCGGCACCCGCCTACCGGCTCGGCTACCTCGTCCACGCCTGGGACGACCCCACGACCATCCCCGTCCACTACCACACAGGCGGCTGGCAGCTGCTCGACCAGGACGGCGGACGCCGCCCGTGCCAGCCGCCAGACACCACACCCCAGCCCACGCCAAACCCACCGAAAGGAACCCGACAATGACCAGCCACACCAAACCCCACATGCTCCTGTGGGTCGACACCGAAACCACCGGCCTCGACCCGGACCGCTGCGACCTGCTCGAGATCGCCTGCACCATCACCGACATGAGGGCCGAACAGTCGTTCGACCAGCATCACGCCGTCATCCACCCCGACCACGGCATCGCCATCACCCATGCGGACGACCTGACCGCCCTGCGCATGCACCTGGCCAACGGACTGCTCGAAGCCAGCCTCGACAGCGAGCTCGACTACCGGCAAGCCGGACTCGACCTCGCCGAATACCTCAACGACGCCGCCCGACGCTACACCCTCCACCCCGCAGGCACCAACCCCCGCTTCGACCTGCGGCAGATCATAGCCCACCTCGACCCCGCAACCGGCCTCGACATCCTCCAACCGCTCTCATACCGCCACCTCGACCTGACCGCCCTGCGCCTGACCGCCCAGGCCCAAGGAGACGACCCCTACACGGCCGGCCACGACACCGACCACCGCGCCACCACCTGCATCCAACGCGACCTCGCCGAATACCGCGAGCGCCTCGCTCACCTCGGGGAGACGCAACGATGAGCGGTCTGGTCGAGCCGGTGGACGGTGATGACGCGGAGTTCACGCGCCTGGCGCGCCTCGGCCGTCTGAGGGTCACGTATGCGTGCGAGTGCTGCCGCCGACGGTTCCCGGTGCTGGAGCGCGACGGCTGCTGTCCGGCGTGCCACCGCCGGCTAATCGCGGCCGGCGGAGTGCCCGGGACCGTGCGCATCCTGCCGAAGGGGGCTCCGGCCCCGGTGAGCGTGCGGGGCATGAGCGAGTACTGCGGCAACGGGCACAAGTGGCGTCCCGAGACGACGCGCTGGCGGTACCGCGACCGGGGAGGCCGGCACGGGAGGGGCTGGGAGCGCGACTGCCTGCTGTGCAAGCAGAAAAGCGACGGATTCGCGCGCATGGGCAGGAACGTGAAGGGCCGCAACGTCACCATCACCATCACCAAAACCGGCACCCACTGGAACAGCGGCACGCCCGGGGGAAAGGAGCAGTGATGCCGGACACCACAGCGAAGATCTACACGCGCGACCAGCTGCACGCCGCCCTGCACGCCGTATTGGACGACCAGCCCACGGACATGAACGGAGACCCGATCATCGGCATGGACGACATCGACCACATCGCCGACCGCATATACGACGAGGCCGGCACCGAAACCGACATCAGCCCACTACTGGAGGAGGAACCATGAACCTGCAGGACATCATCACCCGGGCGCTCGCCGACGGAGCCCAGGTCACCATCAGCATCACACCCAAGACGTGGACCGAAGACACCCAGGAGGAAACGGAATCATGAAAAAACTCGCCGCAATCACCCTCACCACACTCACAATACTGGCGCTCGCCGGCTGCGGGGCAGCCGGCACGCCGCAGGATCCGCAGCCGGTCTACGCCGAGCCTGCCGACCAATTCCCCTCATGGAGGACCTACCAACTCCCGGACGGGCGCCGGGTCAGCTGCATCCGCATCTACGGCGGTATCTCGTGCGACTGGAATCACACGGACGGCGCGGACAAGGTGGAGGACTGATCATGGCCGTCACGAAAAGCAAGGCGGAGATGGTCGTCACGTGGCACGAGCGCGGCGTCGACATCGAGACAACATGCAGGATGCTCGGCGTCACCCCGCAGGAGGCGAGCGCGATCATCCGCCAGCACGCCGCGGAGCGGGAGCGTCGGGAGCGGGCGGAGCGCATGCGCCCGAAATTCATCGAACCGCCCATGTTCTAGGCGCCTTTATACGCCTTTATATGCCCGTATACGTCTGCAGAAGGAGCGTAAAAATGGATCGGAACTGCCAGAACTGCGATAAGCCGGCCGAAGCGCCGTGGACGTTGTGCAAGACGTGCCGGCGCGGGTACGCGCGGCTGCTGCACCGGCTGCGCGTCAACCTGCACCTCCTCCAGGCGGTCGCTCGCCGAGAATACAGGCTCTCGGAGCCGGGAGCCGGAGGACGACCGCAGGGAGGGGACGCGCCCGCGCCCATCAACCTCCACGCGCAGGACATGCTCGACCAGACCGAGGACGGCCTGCAGGACATGTGGAACGAGACCGGCGTGGAAAGCCGTCCGAGATGGCAGACCCTGCTCAGGGACGCTCCACGACGACTGCCCGACCTATGCCGCGCCAGCCGCTCGGGACATTGGCTGACATGGCTCACCCACGCCTGCGAGCGCATCGAACCGCTCATCGACCGCAGGCCGCGCTCGCGCAGGATCGTCGGCATGTGCCCCGAATGCGGACGCGAAGTCCTCGCCGCGAAGGGCGAGACGCTGAGACTCTGCAAATGCGGGGCCGTCATCGACGTGGCCGAGCTGCGCGAGCAGAGCCGCGACAAGGCCGAGGCAATCCATCTCACGAAGACACCTGCGGGCATGAGCGAATGGCTGCGTGAGAACTACGGATACGAGGTCAGCCGCAAAGTAATCATCATGTGGATACGCCGTGGCAAACTCCCCAGCAGCAAGCCAGTGGAAGACGGATACTACGAATTCAGCATCAGGGAGATAGTCAGCATGGCAATGGCATATTCCAGCCGGCAGTAGGCTGTTGCCACCCCGTGGTATACTCCGTATCAGGATAAGTGCGAAAGCCTCTGGGACATACATCTCAGGGGCTTTACTCATACCCACCTATGCGCGTAGCTCAGCCGGTAGAGCGGCGGTCTCCAAAACCGCAGGTCGTTGGATCGAAGCCAACCGCGTATGCCACGACTTGCGTACCGCAGAGGACCAACCGGCCATCGCAGCGATTGCGAGGGCGTGGTCATAACAGACCAACAGGCCGGGCCGCCGCGAATTCGAACCCCGCCAAAGCCACCGACACCCCACACAGGAGGGAAGCCCCATGGGCAACAAGGCAGGCTCAGGCCGATACCAGAATGGAGCAGCCCGCCGCAAATGCAAAGCCCGACACATCGCAGCCGAAGGGCCAATACCAATCTGCCCGCTGTGCGGCAAACCCATCGACCTCACACTCAAAACCCCACACCCACTCAGCTGCGAACTCGATGAGATCATCCCATACAGCCGAGGCGGATCACCAACCAGCTATGACAACACCCAGCTCACACACAGAATCTGCAACCAAAGGAAAAGCGACAAAATAACCAACACCACAGGCCACCAAAACACAAAAAAACAACCACAAAACACCATCCCAATCAGCCGCCAATGGTAACCGGGGCCATCCCCTCCCCCTCCCATGCAAGGCTCCCCACAGAACACAGCGCCCGCATCCCCCCGCAACCCGCGTGGAGTATCGTACGTTTGGCCGCTGGGGTGTCTGCGAGCGCCCGTGGAAGCCGTTCCGGCATGGTTTTGATGTTTTTGCCCCGTTGTTTTCCGAGGCTGTTACGTTTGATTTTACGCAGTTTTGATATGTCACGAAATTAGTGTTGCGAATCGTTGGAATATATGCTATAGTAATAGCTATGGTCAACCAATGTAGGAATTGCGGCCACTTCTTCCAACCCACACCTAACCCTAGGCGTCCGAGACTGTTTTGCTCGGACAGATGCCGCAAGGCGTGGAGCCGCAAACATCAGATACCCCAAGCGCTCAGGGCATTGCGCCGTTGGGTGCGGGCCGATGGTAAGCGTCCGATTATGTGCGATGGGTCGCCGGCCAGTTCGACGGACTCAAGTACCTGGGCGTCATATTCGGAGGTCATGCGCTCGAAGGCCGGTGACGGTTATGGCATAATGCTCGGCGATGGGCTTGCGTGCTGGGATTTCGACCATGTTGATTTGACCAGTCCGCCCGCGAAGGCGATGGAGCTGCTGCCGGATGCGATCTATGCGGAGGTTTCGACCAGCGGACATGGGCTGCATGTGTTCGTGTGGTCGTCGGAGGCGAGCTTCCGGCGTGCCGGTGTCGAGTTTTATTCGCATTCGCGGTTTATTCGCATGACGGGAAGGAGGTGGCCGAAGTGACCACGGTTATTCGTAATCAGGGCACGAGTCTCGCGGTGCGTGAGAAGCTGGCCGCTGATGGCAGGCCCGTGTTGTTGGCGTTTTCGTGCGGCAAGGATTCCATAGCCGCGTGGCTGGCGATGCGGGATATGGGCATCGAGGTCGTTCCCGCGTATCTCTACTATGTGCCCGGTTTGAGGTTCGTGGACGAGGAGCTTGATTATTTCGAGCAGAAGTTCCAGACCCGAATCAAAAGGTATCCGCACCCGTCGCTGTACCGTTGGCTGAACAATGCGGTGTTCCAGGCTCCCGAACGTCTGCGCTACATCGAGGCGGCGCGTTTGCCTGAGCCGTCGTATGAGCAGATGTGGGATTTCATCCGCGCCGACGTGGGCTTGGATAAGAGCACGTGGTGCGCGGATGGCGTGCGTGCGGCCGATTCGATTCAGCGTCGTGGCGCGTTCGTCCAGTACGGGTACTGGCGGCGCAATCTCAAGAAGGTCTCTCCTATCGGGGATTGGCTCAAGGGCGAGGTGCTGGACTGCATCAGCGGGCATCATATCGAGCTGCCGTGTGATTATGCGTGGTTCGGGCGTTCTTTCGATGGCATCGACAAGCGTTTCACCAAGGTGCTCAAGGACAAGGCACCGGACGATTACGCGACGCTGCTTGAATGGTTTCCCTTGTTGGAGGTGGATCATGTCAGGTGATTTCCGATTCGACTTTTCCAAGAAGTCCAAGGGCAAGAAGGCTGTGAAGCCGGTGCCGGAAAATCTGGACGAGAACGCGAAGGAGTACCGGGAGCGCGCCCGTGCGGAGCGCAAGCGTTTCGTGGATGCGACCGACACCGAGTTCTGGCTGTGCCTGTGTTTCCCCTCCCCCGCCGAGATGGCGCGGTGGCGTGAACGGTTTGGCTTCGGCGAAAACCACCGGATCTATGCGTACCGTGATATCGAGAAGCTACTCGCCCCGTACAAGCCGGCCAAGTCGTCCGCCGTGGCGTTCGGTGCCGGCGTCGGCTTCGGTGGTGGTCTCGGGTTCGCGGAGAAGACGCCTGACCCGCTCGCCGATGTCAAGTACTCCGATGATCTGGAGAAGGATTGTCTCGCCGAGTTCGCCGCCCTGCACAGGGCGCTGGTTTCGGCTTGCAGTCCCAGGAAGCTCGTGGAGCCGACCGATTCCGAATACTGGTTCGCCATCGCGTTCCCGTTGCGAGACGACAAGGATTCTTTCCTTGCCGAGTATGGTCTTCGCAAACTCGGAGATAAATACCTCGATGGTATGGCCGTAGCTCGGAAGCTGGGAGGTGAGTTATGAGGCGAGTCCGTTATGCGAGCACCAACGATATCCGCTATACGGGGTATGGGCGTCGCTCTTCCGGTTCATCCGGTGGCGGTGTGTCCGCCCTGCGTGTGAGTGCGTCCCGTTCCGCGTCGCGATCGAGCGGATCGTGAACCGGTAAACAATATTTTTTTCGTTCAAGCCGTCCCTATGTGGCGGCTTTTTCATTGGGAGGTTCTCATGCGACGCGGCTCTTCTTCGGCTTCCCGCTCGTCCAGCAGCGGGAGCGGCGGCAACTCATCCCGCTCACGCTCGAAGGGCTCAACGCTTTCCGGCGTCGGCTTCTCGAAAGAGCGAATATCCCAATACCGCAAACAGGGCTTATCCGACGAACGTATATCGAAGCTATGGCAGGATACCCTCAAGATGCGCGCGTTGATGAAGAAACGCAAGGAACAGGGAGTCAACGATCTTGAAGCCGGCGTTTCTCAGTCATGGAAGAACGCCCAGGCACGCCGAGACCGGGCGTTCGACAAGCGGTTCAACGACGAATGGAACAGATACCGCAGTGCAGGCTGGAAACGGTAGATCCCGATTTTTCTTGTCCGCATCGTTACTGGAAAGGAGGTGGATCGTGCGTAACCTGTTCCAGCGCGCCGGCAATGCGGTGCGTAATGTGGCCGGTCGTATCCGCAGCGCTTTTTCTCGCGGCGGCTCGCGTTCCTCAGGCTCCTGATTTTCCCGATGGAGGTGGTTGTCATGCGTCCGAGATACGTGCAGGGCGAGTTTGATTTCTCTCGTGCCGCCGGTTCCGCTCCCGGTTCCTCTCGTCCATCGGCTCCTAGACATTGATTCGAGGTGATCCAGTTGGCCAAGACCACGATAACGCAGCCACAGTTGCCTGACGGCATCGAGTGGCCGGAGGCGACCGTGCGATGGTGGGAGCATTTGGCTTCCACCCCCGGAGCGGACTCGTGGACGGAGGCCGACTGGGACAACCTCATGAACGCCGCACTGATCCACGCGGACATCTGGGGTTCCGGCAATTTCGCCAGCGTGCCCATACTGAACAAGCTGCTGCAGGATTACGGCATCACACCAGCCGCACGCAGCCAGATCATGCCGGCGAAAGCCCAGAAGCAGGAGCGGCATACGCCGCTCGATGAGATAGCCGAACGACGGAAGCTGAGGGTGATTCAGGGTGGCAAGGCGAAGAGGCGTACAGGAACCTAGCTTCGCTCTGGTTCCCAAGCACGCGCAGTCCGAGGGAGGCGAGGCGTGCGCGCTCGCAGCCGGCTACGACATGAAGCCGGATAAGTGGCAGCGCATCGTGCTCGAGGGGTGGCTCGCCACGGATTCGAAGCTGCAATGGGCGGCGTCGGATTGCGGGTGCGCGGTGCCGCGCCAGAACGGCAAGAACGCGATTCTCGAGTTCACGGAGCTTTATCTCTCCGCGATCATCGGCATGAAGATCCTGCATACGGCGCATGAGGTGAAGACCTGCCGCAAGCATTTCCTGCGCATGAAATACTACTTCGAGAACGCGCGCAAGTTCCCCGAACTGTCGGAACTGGTCACCTACATTCGGGCCACGAACGGCCAGGAGGCCATCGTGTTGAAGAACGGTGGCAGCATTGAGTTCATCGCCCGTTCGAAAAGTTCGGGCCGTGGTTTCACGGTGGACGTGCTGGTGTGCGACGAGGCGCAGGAGCTGACCGACGAGCAGATGGAGGCCATACAGCCCGCCATCTCGTCGGCACCCTCGGGCAACCCGTTGACCATCTACACGGGAACGCCGACACCGCCGACCTCGCCGGGAACGGTGTTCGCGCGCATGCGCCGCAACGCGCATCGTGACAAGCCGCCGAAGAACCTGTGCTGGTTCGAATGGGCGGCGACCGAGATCGGCGACGTGCACGACCAGCAACGCTGGTACCAATACAATCCATCGCTCGGCACCCGACTGCTGAAGAGCGTGGTCGTTTCCGAATCGGAGAAGATGACCCCTGACGGTTTCGCCCGCGAACGTCTCGGCTGGTGGAACGATCAGGCCGGCGCGCTGTCCGATATCGATGTTGACGAGTGGGCCAAGTGCAAGACCGACAACCCTTGCATGGACGGCTACAACTCGTATGCGGTCAAGTTCAGCGCGGACGGCGCGAACGTCACCCTCGTGGCGTGCGTGCGCCCGCCACGCAAGTCGGGTGAATTGCCGCACGTGGAGGTCATAGCCTCGCGCAGCATGCGCGGCGGCACCGGCTGGCTGGCCGACTGGCTGACCGCCGAGAAGGACGGTGCGGAACGGTGGCGCAACGCCATCGGCATCATCATCGACGGGCGCGTGGGAGCGCCCACCCTGGTCAACAGCCTCATCGACAAGGGCGTGTCCAAAAGAGTGATCGTGGTGCCGCGCCCTTCCGACGTGGCGGACGCTTGTTCGATGCTCGAACAGGCCGTGAACGACCATGGGCTTACCCATTTCGGCCAGCCTCTGCTTGACGAGGCGGTGGGTCATGCGAAGCACAGGAAAATCGGCGACGGGTTCGGCTACGAGCCGTCCATGGAGAACATCGACGTGAGTCCCGTGGAAGCGGTGGCTCTCGCGTATTGGAACGTCAAGACTTCCAAGCGTCATCCGGGAAGAAGAGCGAAGGCGGTGGCATTCTGATGCAGATTCCCAGTCTTGAAAACGTGCAGGTCGATAATCTGCCCGACGAGTGCCGAGAACCGTGGGATTTGATGATACGTCAATGGTCCCAGAAGCTCGAACGTAACCTGTTGCGCACCAAATACTACGACGGGCGAAACGAGCTTAAGAATCTGTCCATCGCCGTGCCGGACAGCATGGCGGGGATAAGCGAGGTCGTGGGCTGGCCGCAGAAATCGGTGGACGCTTTGGCCGACCGCATCGTGTTCGATGGTTTCGTCGGAGTCGGCGACGACAGCCGCGATCCGTTGGGTTTGGATTCGATTCTTTCAGACAACGACTTCGACGTGGAATTGCCGCAGGCCATCCGCAGCGCGCTCACTCACTCATGCTCGTTCCTGAACGTGCGCAGCGCGGAACCGGAAGACGGTCTGCGTTCCAAGGTGTCCGTGTCGTTCCGCAGCGCGCTCTATGAGACCGGCCTGTGGGATTACGCCCGTCGCGGCCTGTCGGCGGCGTTGTCGATAACCGATATCGACCGCTCCCAGTACGCGCAGGCGAACACCATCGTGCCTTCCGAACTCATGCTCTACATGCCCGGCTACACGATTCGTATACGCCGCACGCAATCAGGCCGCTATCATGCGGACGCTCCCCGGAACACGTACATGGATCATGTGCCCGTTTACCTGATCCCCTACCATCAGGACCTGAACCGCCCCTTTGGCCGCTCGCGCATCAGCCGCGAGGTCATGAGTATCACCGACACTGCGGTGCGCACCATGCTGCGCATGGAGGTAAGCGCCGAATTCTATTCGAGCCCGCAACGCTACCTCATCGGCGCGGACGAGCCGCCCGAGGACAAGAACGGCAAGAAGCTGACCGGCTGGGAAGCCACCATCTCGAAGATGCTCAACATCAGCCTCAACGAGGACGGCCAGGCACCCGCCATCGGCCAGTTCACGCAGATGACCATGCAGCCGCACACCGACATGCTTCGCGCACTCGCGGCACGCATGAGCGGCGCGACCGGCGTGCCGCTCAGCCAGTTCGGCGTCATGACGGATTCCGGCCCTTCCTCGTCCGACGCGATCATGGCGGCGGAAAGCGAACTTGTCATCGAGGCGAAGAACGCCTGCCGCGCCATCGGAGTGCAACTACGCAAGGCCGCGAGGGACATCGCCATACTCAACGGCACCAGCGAGGACAGCGACGAGCTCGACCGCTTGCAGGTCAACTGGCGTGACCCCGAACGCCCATCGCAGGCCGCGCTCTCCGATGCCATCGTGAAGCAGGTGACGGCCATGCCGTGGCTCGCCAACTCCGACGTTATTCTGGAGAAGCTCGGCTACACGGATTCCGACATCACACGCCTGTTGGTCGACAAGCGCAAGGCCGAGACCCGCAGCGTGCTTGACTCCCTCGTGAACGGAGGCAACAAGGATGACGGACAACCGGCAACTGGACCAGCTGCAAGCCAGCCAAGCCAGAGCGGTGGAACTGGCGCGCCGCGATCTGGCGAAACTGTGGGGGACGCTGCAACAGCTCAGTCCTGAATGGCAACGTGACATGCTGCTCGACTACGTGCCGCAACTGGTCGCCAAATACGGCGACCTCGCGGCACAGGCCGCCTACGAATGGTATATGCGCGTCCGTGGCGAATCGGTGCCCGAATCATGGGAGTACGACCTGTCCGACTCGTTTCCCGGCGACGGCATCGACAAGACGATACGCTGGCAGGCCGGCCACCTGTGGACCGACCCGCAGACCATGCAGGCGTATCTTGTCGGTGCGATGCAACGCTGGGTCATGTATTCGGGGCGCGAAACCATCGCCCGCCTGTGCGAGCACGACCCGTCCGAACCCCGGTACGCGCGCGTGCCGAGAGGCGCGAAGACGTGCGCGTTCTGCACGATGCTCTGCTCGCGCGGCTGGGTGTGCCGCAGCGAGAAGACCGCAAAATACGCCAAAGGCTCGTTCAGCCTGTTTCACGACGACTGCGACTGCCAGATAGTCCCCGAATGGGACAGGGACCAAGCTCACATCGAGGGCTATGACCCCGACCGCATGTACTCGGAATACATGCACGCCCGTAGCCTCATCGAGAACGGCGGCCTGGACGACGACACCTATCGGATGATAAAGGCCACCACAAAAGGCAATCCCGACAATCCCAACGACCCGAACACGATCACCTATGTGATGCGCCGACTCTACCCCGACCGTTACAAGGACGGCTACGGGGTGCCACGACCGTCGCACTCGAACTGAGATTTTCCCCAACCACCCGCACGGGTGGTTTTTTATGCCCGAAACGGGCCCAACCCACTAGGAGGAACCATGACCGAAGAGGCCAACGGCAACCAGCAGGCGGCATCGACCGAGAACGGAGCGAAGCCGCCCGAAATCGATTACGAGGCCAAATACCGGGAGGCCGTCGCCAATTCCCGCGAATGGGAGAAACGCGCCAAGGACAACAAGGCAGCCGCCGACGAACTGCAACAGCTCAAGGAGGCCCAACTGTCCGAAGCCGAAAAGACAGCCAAGCACATCAAAGAGCTTGAAGCCAAGAACGACGCCTACGAGGCGGAAAAACAGCAGAACGAATGGAAGACGCAGGTCTCCAAGGAAACCGGCGTGCCCATCGCACTGCTCCACGGCTCCACCCTCGAAGAAATGCAAGCCAACGGCAAGGCGCTCGCCGACTACATCGCCGAGAAGACCAAGCCGAAGGTGCTCGCCTCCTCCGAATCCAACCAGCCGCCCGCACCATCCGGCTCCTCCGGCGACTGGATCCGTGACCAGTTCCTTAAACAAAAGCAGAAATAACCTCCCCACTCCATAGAAAGAAGGTATGACGATGGTTTCCAACGTGAACTCCATCATCACCAGCGGCGACCTCGGCGGCGGACTCATCCCCCCCGAATACGCCACCCAGATTATCCAGGACGCTCCCAAGTCGAGTGTGTCCCTCACCCGCATGCGTCAGATTCGCATGAGTACCCGCACGCGCACGCAGCCGGTGCTTGACTCCAAGCCGATCGCCTACTGGGTGGGCGGCGATACCGGCCTGAAGCAGACCACGAAGATGAAATGGTCTGGCCTGAGCATCACGGCCGAGGAGCTTGCGGCCATCGTGCCCATCCCGGAGGCCGTCATCGCGGATTCTGGCATCCCCATCTGGCCGGAGGTCATGCCGCGTCTGGCGTCCGCGCTCGGCTACAAGCTGGATCAGGCGACCCTGTTCGGTGTGGACAAGCCGTCCAGCTTCCCTGAAGGCATCGTCCCGCAGGCCATCGCGGCGCACAACACGCTCACCCAGGGCAAGGATCTCGCCAAGGACGTGGCCTCGATGGGTCAGAAGCTCGCCGAACAGGGCTTCGCCATGAACGGCTTCGCCAGCAAGCCGGGCCTGAACTGGGAGCTTATCGGCCTGCGCAACGCCAACGGCAGCCCGATCTACGTGCCGTCCCTCGCCTCGGGGGCCCCGTCCACCCTGTACGGTTTCGGTCTCAACGAGGTTGACAATGGCGCGTGGGATGCCACCAAGGCCGTGCTGCTCGGCGCGGACTGGTCGAACTTCGTGGTTGGCATCCGTCAGGACATCACCTACAAGCTGCTTGACCAGTCGGTTATCTCGGACGATAACGGCAAGGTGATTCTGAACCTCGCGCAGCAGGATTGCGTCGCCATGCGAGTCGTGTTCCGCGTCGGCTTCCAGATCGCAAACCCCGTCAACGACGTGCAGCCGGACAAGAGCAAGCGCTTCCCCGCGTACGTCATCGCGCCGGTCACCGGAACGTCGGTGGCCACCGGAGCGTGATGGCCATGGGACTGAACAAGCAGATACAGTTCGTGCGTCAACCGAAGCCGACTGACGGCGAGATTATCGCTCAGGTGGCCGTTTTTGACGGGGAAGGCAATCCGGTCGATGTCGGCGGCGCTCCCACCGCCTACACGCTTGCCGGTGCCACCAACACCGGCAAGGCGGTGCTCAAAGCCACGGATGCAGCCGGCGCGCGCAAGGCCATTGGCGCGGGAACGTCCAGCTTCAGTGGAAGCTACAACGACCTGTCGAACAAGCCGACGATTCCGCCCGCCTACACGCTGCCCGCCGCCACGGCTGAGGCGTTGGGTGGCGTCAAGAAAGGTGCCGCGATCCCGGATCTCGCGAGCGGCGCGGATGCGGCGGTCATCGCCACGAAGGTCAACAGCATCCTCGCCCAGTTGCGCGCGATCGGTGTCATCGCCGTCTGACGTGGGGAGGTGCGTTATGGCCGACGAAACGGAAGAAAACCCATTCGCCACCCACACGGAATTGTCCAAACGCTGGAAGCAGATGCCGGACGACCCGGATTATGTTGACCAGCGGCTGGCCGATGCATCGCAGTTCATTCGCGAGCAGTGTCCCGGATGGCGCGATATCGCATCCGCCACGTTGGAACGCATCGCCTGCGAGCTCGCCAAGGATGTGATCTCGTCCGACATGCAGACCGAGGGCGCCGGTTTCGATACGACCGGTGCCAGCAATCTCAGTCTCACGGCGGGCAGTTTCACCCAGTCGATGACCTTCTCGAATCCTCGCGGCGAATTCTATCTGTCCAAGGGACAGAAGAAGGCGCTTGGGCTCACCGGCCAACGCTTCTACAGCATCGACCTGTCGAACGGGGAGGCGTCATGAGGGGCGAGACCGTGAAAGTGGTGCGCTGCACGCCCACTGGCGAGACCGACCCGGGCGGCTCGCCCGTCACGAAGGACGATATCGAATCGGTGGGCAACGTGCTCGTCTCGCCGGGTGCCATGTCGAATGCAACCGATTCGCTGCGCCCTGACGGAGTGACCGTGGCGTTCACGTGCCTGTTCCCGCGCAGCTACGCATACCGGAGCCTGCGCGGGGCGAGCATACGCATCGACGAGCATGACTACAAGGTGATCGGAGACCCGAGGCCATTAGACGGCGGCATGAAGCCGACCGCCTGGAACCTCAAGGTCGAAGTCACGGATTCGAAGGGCTGATGTCCAATACCGTGAGACTCGATTATTCGGCGTTCCTCGCTTACCGCCAAAACGAGGGCGCACGCATTGTCAAGGCCGAAGCCGACAAAATCGCGGGACGCGCCAACTCCACCGCCATGCGTGCCGTGCATGTGTCCGCCGGAGAGGATCACGTTCCGCGTTACGAGGCAAGCGTGCGCACCGGCCCCAAAGGTGCCACGGCGAACGTCTATCCGGCCAACCACGCGGCCCACGTCGACAACGCATTGCACAACACGCTTGCCAAAGCAGTGGGAGGTGGCGGCTGATGGCCGTGAACGCGGAGAAACTCGTCATGGACTGGCTCAACGCGGACCCGACGATCAAGGCCGAATATCCGGCGATGTTCGACGTGCCCGCCGGATCGTCGGCCACGCATCCGATGCCGTTCGTCACCGTCGAACAGGTCGGAGGCACGGACGAACCGTTTCGCAGCCTGCCGCTTATCGCGGTGCAGGTGTGGGGCGAGTCGCGCTGGCTGGTCTCCGAGGCTGCGGCGAAACTCATACTCCCCCGGCTCAAACGTATCGTCGAACTGCCCGAGGTCGCCGATATCGACATCACCGGGCGCACGCATTTCCCCATGCCCGACGGGCGGCCCCGTTACCAAATCATTCTCCAGTTGATTATCAAATCAGACGATTAGAAAGGCTGTAAATCATGGTTGATTCCACAACCAACGATTCCACCATGGTGTCGTTGGGCAAGTTCAAGGTCGGCGGCTACGCCTACTGGGCACCCGCCGGCACCACACTGCCCACCGACTCCGCCACCGCATTGCCCTCCGCGTACAAGCTGCTCGGCTACCTGTCCGAGGACGGCCTGACCAACACGACCGACACCGACGCCACCGAGATCAAGGACGCGAACGGTACCACCGTGATGAAGATCATCACCAGCTACGCCGAGTCCTACCAGTTCGCCCTGCTCGAAGTGCTGCGAGCCGAGTCCGCGAAGCTCCGCTATAACTCGGACGCGGTCACCGGCACCGACAAGAGCATGACCATCAAACACCAGATGCCCTCCGACGAGGACTTCGTGCTCGTGTTCGAAATCGCGATGAGCGGCGACGTCAAGGACCGTCTCGTGATCGGCAACGCGACCCGCGCCGAGTTCGGCGACCGTCAGGTGCATGCCGGCGACCCGCAGGTGTACGACATCACCGTCTCCGCCAACGACATGGGCTCCGGCGTCACCGCCATCGAATACGTCGGCATCGCCGCGTCCCGTAGCGTGGCCGTCACCGAGGCCCTGGTCGGCAAGGTCATTGATCCGGTCAACGGCGACGAGACCGCCGAAACCGGCGAAGGGACCCCGGCCGCCGAATAACGGTTCTTCCCGCGTCATGCGTTCGACGACTTCCCCGCGACGCGGGAACCCTCATTTTTTCAACCCTCGAAGTCGTCCATGGTTTTTTGGAGAAGTCATTATGTCACGAAACCGTCATCATCGTTACGGTAATACCGCCAGCAACAACGTCCCCGGCAACCGTCCGCAGGATCACAGGCCCGCGCAGGGCAAGCCACGCACCGTCACCGTCAAGGGCATCTCCCTGACCATCGACCCGAAGGTGCTGGACGATTGGGAGTTCGTGGAATCTCTCTATGACCTTCAGGCCGACCCGAAGGGCAACGCCTTGCAGATCATCCCGTTCCTGCGCCGACTTCTCGGCGACTCATACGGCAAGGCCAAGAACGAATTACGAGGCGCTGACGGTCGTATCGACGGCGAAACCATGGGAGCCTTCCTGAACGAACTGTTCGAGGAGATGAGCAAGGCTTTCCCAAACTCCTGACGCTCGTATACCTGCTCGTCCGCTGCCCCGACCAGCTGGCGGCGGACATGAGGCGCGTATATGGGCTCGGCATCTACGAGCTGGACCCGTTGGAGACGGCCGCGTTTGCCGCGAACCTGCCCGCCGGCTCCCTTATCTGGCAGAAGCTGGACGCCCCGGCCGCGTGGACGCTTGACCAGTATCTGATGACCACGCTGATCGACCAGATGAACATGTGGATGTGGGGCAACGCCGACCCGAAGAAACGCGGCCCACAACCCGAACCGCTGCCACGACCCGGCAACGGAAGCGGCCATGCCGTCGCGAACCCCTCCAAGCCGGAGGACTCCGGGGAAGCCACGCGCAGGACGCGCACCATCAAGCCCATGGCCCTGACCATCGAACAGCTCGACGCGTTCATGAGCCGCGACTTCACGGACGTATAGAGAGGAATGGTCATGGCATACCAGCTGGCTCAGGCGTACGTGCAGATCGTGCCCAGCATGAAGGGCGTAGGCAAGGCCATCGAGAACGCGTTCGACGGGCCGTCGAAATCCACCGGGCAGAAGGCCGGCCAGAGCATCGGCTCGGGCCTCTCCGGCGGTTTCGCGGCGAAGGTGGGCGCGGTCGCCGGCATCGCCTCCACCGTGTTCTCCAAGGTAGCCTCGGTGGTCACGGGAAGCCTGAACTCCGCGATCTCGCGCGCCGACCAGATGAACAACTTCCCGAAGGTCATGAAGAACCTCGGCTACAGTTCCGAGGACGCGGCCGCCTCCATCAAGAAGATCTCGAGCGCGCTCGACGGCCTGCCCACCACCAGTTCGGCGATGACGGGCATGGTGCAGCAGCTCGCCCCATTGACCAGCAATCTGGATCAGGCCACGAACATCGCCCTCGCGTTCAACAACGCGATGCTTGCGGGCGGCGCTTCGACCATGGAGCAGGAGAACGCGCTCACCCAGTACACGCAGATGCTGAGCGCCGGCAAGGTCGACATGCAGGCATGGCGTTCGATTCAGGCCGCGATGCCCGGCCAGCTCAATCAGGTCGCCGAGGCCATGCTGGGCGCAGGGAAGAACTCAAACGACCTGTATGAGGCCATGAAAAACGGGTCAATCAGTTTCGATGATTTCAACAAGAAGGTCATGGAACTGAACCAGAACGGTTTCGGCAAATACGCCTCGTTCGCCCAGCAGGCCAAGGACGCGACTCAGGGCATCGGCACGGCCATGGAGAACGTCAAGAACCGTGTCGCCAAGGCCGTGCAGAAGGTCATCGAAGCGGTCGGCGTGGAGAACATCGCCGGGGCGATCAACGGTTTCAGCTCCCAGTTCGGCAAAATCGGCGACGCGGCGGCGGGCATGGTCACCGGCGTGAAGAACTGGCTCGGACAGCTCTGGCAGGCGCTGAAGGACAACGGGGCGTTGTTCACGTTCAAAAGCCTGTGGGACGGACTCAGGGACGCGATCATGGGCGTCGTCAACATGGTCATCGACTGGGCGCACATGATTCCCCCAGACGGTCTCGCCAACGGCATCAAACTCGTCGCCGACACGCTCGACTGGTTCGTCCAGCACGGCAAGGAACTCGCGCCCATCATCATCGGCATCGGCACAGCGTTCGCCGCAGTCAAGGGCTATCAGGCGCTCAACAGCGGTCTACAGGCGCTCACCGGAACCATGAACACGGTGACGACCGCCGCCAAGGGCGTCAGCAACGGCATCATGCTCATGACGGACCTGGGCGGCCCGGTCGCCATGCTCAAACAGATGGCCGGAGGGCTGAGCCTCGTCAAGACCGCACAGACCGCATGGAGCACGGCCACGAAGATGGCGACCGCCGTGCAGGGCGCGTTCAACGCCGTCATAGCCGCCAACCCCATCGGCGCGATCGCCGTCGCCGTCGCGGCCGTCGTGGCCGCGCTCGCATGGTTCTTCACCCAGACCGAGGCCGGGCGCAAGGCATGGGCCGCGTTCACCTCATGGCTGTCCGAGACATGGGCCGCGCTCGTGGAGGGCGCTAAGGCGATATGGAACGGGCTCGGCGAATTCCTCGCCAATCTGTGGTCGGCGATCAGCGGCGGCATCACCAGCGCATGGACGTCGATCACCTCGTTCCTGTCCGGCGTCTGGAACGGCATCAGCACGACCGCCACGACGATATTCAACGGGATACGCGACTTCATCGTCAACGTGTTCACCGTCATCGGCGCGCTCATCGTCGCACCCTTGCAGGCGATCCAGAACGGCATCAACACCGTGTTCGGCTGGATACTCTCGTTCATCACCCAGCAGATGAACAGCACGAACACCGTATGGAGCACCGTATGGACGGCGATCTACAACGTCGTGTCCACGATCTTCGGGCTGATTAGCTCCTGCATCTCGACCGTGGTGAACGCGATCCGCACAGTTATCGTCGTGTTCCTCAGCTTCCTCAAGGGAGACTGGCAGGGCGCATGGGACGCGATCAAATCGTTCTTCACGACCACATGGGACGGCATCGTCGCGTTCCTCACGCCGATCATCAACGGCATCAAGACCACGATCGGCAACGTCCTCAACGCGATCCAGAGCGTGTGGGCGAGCATCTGGAACGCGATCAGCGGCGTGGTGTCCACCATCTGGAACGCGATCAGCGGCGTGGTGTCCACATGCATCCAGAATGTGCGCAACACCATCTCGACCGTCCTGAACGCCATCAGCGGCGTATGGACGAGCGTATGGAACCGCGTCAGCTCGTTCCTCGGAAACATCTGGCACGGCATCACATCGGCCGTGTCCAACGGCATCCAGAGCGTGAGCAACACCGTCGGCCGCATCAAAAGCACCGTGCTCGGCGCGGTCAGCGGCGCCGGCCGATGGCTGTACGACACCGGCCGTCAGGTCATCCAAGGCCTCATCAACGGCATCGGCGGAGCGTTCAAATGGGTCAAGGACACCATCGGCAATCTCGGCAAAAACCTCATCGGCTGGGCCAAGGGCGTGCTCGGCATCCACAGCCCGTCACGCATCTTCCGCGACGAAGTGGGCAAATGGATACCCGCCGGCATGGCCCAAGGCATCGACAAGGCCAGCGGCCTCGTCGCCGACAGCATCGACGGACTGACCGACATGGTCCCGACCGTGAGCCTGAAGACCGACGCCAGCCGGCTCGAAACCCCGCTCGCATACTCGGCCGTCGTCGGCAACGGCCGGATCGCCTACACGGTGGACGACCATACGGCCGAGTACGCGACCAAGCAGGACATCATCGACGCGATCGATCAGGCGCTCACGGCCGGGATCACGCTCAACCTGTCCGATCGGGGCGGCGAGGTCATGGCCGGCAAGCTCGCCAAACCCATGAGCTACGAACTCAACAGCCTCGCCATGAGAGGCCGTTAAAACCAGAGAGGAGAGCATATGCTCTACCAGCGACGCATGCGCCTGCCGCATGTCGAGGACCCCACGCTCAACGGCACGCCGCTGGAACGCATGATGCTCTCCCTGACCTCCGCCGGCATCGCGATCGACAAGGCCGCGCCGACGGTGAGCATGCAGGACATGCCCGGCCGCGACGGCCGGCTCGACCTGACCCTCACCGACCCGACCGGGGCCGCATACATGGGCAACCGCACCATCACGCTCAACCTGTACGCCATCGGCGGCGAAGACGACATCCTCACCGCCAAAACCCGCCTCGCCGCCCTCTCCGGCACCGTGGTCACGCTCTCATGGCGCGGCTTGCCCGGCGAATACGAGGGACGTTTGAGCCTCGGCGCATGGGAGGACAAATGGACCGGCGACCACCAGATCGCCACGCTCGTGCAAGCCACCATCGACGCCCATCCCTGCCTCATCGGCCGCACCATCACCGCCGCGCTCAAAACGGGGGCGACCACGATCCACGCCAAAGGCAACCGGCCATGCTGGCCCACATGGACGATCGCCCCCGCCAACGGCGCGAAGACCATCAGCGTCAAGGACGCGCACGGCCACACCCTCGCCATCGCTGGCATGACCGCGATCACCGGCCGCATCACCATCATCACCGACCCCGACAAGCGCGAGCTGCGCGTCAACGGCAACCTCATGGCCCCCACACTCGAATCCGACTACTTCCCCCTATTGCCCGGCCTGAACACGCTCACCCTCACCGGCGCAACCAGCGCCAGCCTCACGTACAGGCCACTCACCCTCATCTAGGAGCACCAATGCGATACATGCTGTTCGACCGCTGGGGCAACCCGCTCGGCGACCTCCCCTATGCCATCAAGGCCATCCGCACCAGAGCCACCGACGCGACCGACACCCTCGACATCACCACCATCGGCGAGATCAACAAGGACGAACGCATCGTGTTCAAGGACTCGATGGGCCGCTGGGCGGAATACCTGTGCCAGTCCACCCAGACCGCCCGCGCCGCAGGCATGCCCGTCACCGTCGCCTACTGCACCGGCAGCATCGCGGAACTCTCGCGCACGTACATCGAGGACAAACGCAACCGCAAGGCGAACGCCAAAGCCTGCCTGACCAAAGCCCTCGAAGGCACCCGGTGGGCGGTCGGCACAGTCGAGACCGGCACCATCACCGGCACGGCGGACCTCGCATTCTACCACTGCACCGTCCTCGACGCCGTCCAGAAGACCGCCGACACCTACGGGCTCGAAGTCCAGACCGAATACCAGCCCGACCCGACCGGCAACCAGATCGGCCGGCGCATCATCCACCTCGTCGAACACCGGGGCTCCACCAACACCACGAAACGCTTCGAATACGGCAAGGACCTCACCCAAATCAAACGCGACATCGACAGCGGCGACGTCATCACCCGCCTCTACGGGTGGGGCAAAGGCATCGAACAAACCAATGACCAAGGCGAGGCCACCGGCGGATACAGCCGCAAGATCAGCTTCGCCGACGTCAACGACGGCAAACCCTACGTCCAAGACGACCAAGCGCTCGCCAACTGGGGCATACCCGGCCCCGACGGCACCAAACACCACAGCGAGGCAAGCGTGGACTTCCCCGACTGCGAAGACCCCAAGGAACTCCTCACCCTCACCAAAAACGCGCTCAAGACCCGCACCACGCCCGTCGTCTCCTACACGGCCGACGTGACCGCCCTCGGACAAGCCGGCCTCAGCGCGGAAGGCACGGACGTCGGCGACGGCGTGCAGATCATCGACACCAGCTTCACCACACCATTGCGCCTCGAAGGCCGCATCCTCCAGATCGAGGAAGACCTGGCCGGCAGCCTCGCCGACACCAAGATCACCCTCGGCAACATCCGGCAATCCTACACGCGGCGCCTCGCCGCCCAACAGCAGGCCTTGGACAAGCTCGTCTCCAACTCCGGCGCATGGAACAGCGCCGCCGGCGGCGCCGGCCCGTACATGAAGGACCTCATCGACCGGATCAACCAGATCATGAACGCCACCGGCGGCTACACGTACCTCAAACCCGGCCAGGGCATCTACGTGTACGACAAGCCCGAAGACCAGAACCCCACCCAATGCATCCACATCGGAGGCGGATACTGGCGCATCGCCAACAGCAAGAAGGCGAACGGAGACTGGGACTTCCGCGCGCTCGCCGACGGCAACGGCATCTACGCCAACGCCATATACACAGGCAAGCTCTCCGATGCCGCCGGCCACAACCAATGGAACCTCGACACCGGAGAACTCGCCACCCGGGGCATGACCGCCACCAGCATCACCGCCGAAGGAACCTTCGCGTGCGGCAGCAAGGACTGGTACGGCATCGAGCTCAACAGCATCGGACAGCTCGCCGGCTACCGCAAGGGCAAGAAGGTCGGCTACATCGACTACTCGGGCGGCATGTACGAGGTATCCAACCCGTCGAAGGTCTACTACGGGCTCCAACTGCAAGGCGGATGCCTGCGCATCAGCACGCCCATCCTGTCCGTCGCCAAGACCACCGACACCCACGTCACCACCACACACGCCTACAACGGCAAACACCACTACATCTCCAAAATCACATCCTCCTCGGACGGCACCATCACCTGGTTCCAATCAACGACCGAGTACATCAACGGATTCTGCATCAACTGAAAGGACACCCATGCCAAGGATCACCAGATACTGGGCGCACGACCCCATCGGCAACAGCGAGGGCATCCTCGCCGGATACGAGCCCGCCGCGCTCAAGGCCGCGCAGGACCGGGGCATCATCTTCATCGCCGAACTCGACGACGGCACCCGACTGCGCGTCGACGCCAGCGACGTCACCGAACCCGAACCAGCCTCGTACACCATCGCCACACCCGACTACGTGGCCAGCCGCGTCACGCTCATCACGGACGCGCTCGACGCCGTCGCCGACATCCTCGACCCCCAGCCGGCACAGACGGCGCTCGCCGCGGCCAATGACGCCGCCGCGGACACCTCCGGAGACGACGCGCGCCGACGCCTGCGCGACGCCATCGCCCGCCTCAACGACCTCACGAAAGGAACAGGGAAATGACCCTCGACGGATTCCGCGACGTCACCGAGACGCCCATCAGTCTCGACTTCTCCAACAGCTGGATCGCCGACATCCGACTCAACGCCGGCGACAGGGACGGACGCACCATCACCGTCGCCATCACCGACAACGGCCAGCCAATCACCTCCACGACCGGCATCAAGAGCGTGGCGCTCGCCTACAACACCGCGCCGGGCGTCGAGGTCGGCGACCGCGTGACCATGAGCCCGGTAAGCGGCGAGGCGACCGCCACATACCGGGCGACGCTGCCCAGGCGGGCGATCGCCAAGCCCGGCGTCATCGCCCTGGGCGTGGAGGTCACCACCGCGGACGGCGCCAAGATCTGCTCCCGCAACTTCAAGGGCGTCGTCGAACGCGCCGTATGGGACGCCGAAAGCACCCAGGGGCAGGACAGCCTCACCCGCCTCGAACAACTCATCGCGGACGGCGACGCCGCCATCATCCGCGTCAACAACGCCATCACCGACGCGAACAACGCGGTCGCGGCCGCCAACCAGGTCATCGCGGACGCGCGCATCACCGGCGGCAACACCACCACCCTCGACCCGAACCAGCCGGCCACGTCCTCGCTGCGCGGCAGCGGCCTGCAGCGCGTCCTCGACCTGTCCATCCCGCGCGGCGCGGGCGTCACCAGCGCCGGCGCCACCACCCTGGACCCCAACAAGCCCGCCACCGCGAGCATGCTGCAGGCCGGAAGCAAGGGCGACTACACGCTGATGGTCGGCGTGCCCCGCGGCAGCAGGATCATCGGCGTGGGCGCGAACACCGTCAACCCCTCCCAGCAGGCGGCCGCCAGCATGTCCACCGACGGCGCGGGCGACAGGAGCCTCATCCTCGACATCCCGCGCGGCGAGCGGATCGCCGGCGTGACCGCCCGCACCCTCGACGCCGGCATGGACGCCACCGTCACCGCCACCCGGGACGCGGCCGGCGACACCACGCTCGCGTTCGGCCTGCCCCGGGGAGCAAAGGGCGACCCCGGCGACCCGGGCACGCCCGCGACCGCGACCACGCTCGGCGTCGTCAAACCCGACGGCACGACCATCACCGCCGACACGGACGGCACCATCAGCGCGTTCACCGCCACAGCGAGCACGCTCATGGGCGAGGGCGGCGCCACCATGGGCGACGCGCTCGAGGTCGCGCCCGGCATCTGGCTGTGCATCATCCGCCAATGGGTCATCACCACCCAGGGCGGCTACTACGACGCGTTCAGCTTCTCCGTCTACGACCGGGCCGGCAGCCGCATCGCGCTCGCCGCCAGCCCCACCGCCGGCACCTATCTGATACTGCCGGTCGCGGGCAACGCCAGGACCAAGGAATACAACTACGACACCCTCATGGGCAAGTGGGTGTGCACCACCACCAACACGTCCGACACCGCCAAACCCGACCCATGCACCCTGCTGCTCAGGGCGAGGGCCTGAGATGGGCGCGCCCGCATGGCTGACCGTCCTCGTCGCGCTCGTCTCCTCCGGCGGGGGCGTGGCCGTCGGATGGCCCCCAAACGTCTCGACCGGCTCGACCGCACCGTGGGATTCCACCACCACACACAGAGAGGATCGCCAATGCGACATCCCATCAGAGAGGAGCCACATGGCTGACGACATCATCACCAGCGTCGTCGCCGGCCTCCTCATCGCCGCCATCAGCGCCATAGCCGCCGGCCTCTGGCACCAACTCAAAAACCTGCGCTCGCAGATCGCCGACGAGGAGACCCGAAGGTCGGAGCATGAGCAGCTGATGGCCGACATGAGGCGCGGCTGCGAACACGAAAAACTCGTAGACGAGGCGCTGCGCACGCTTCTGCTGTGCAAGCTCGAACAGCAGCAGGACACGATGGTGCACGACCACCACGGCGTCGCCGACAATGACTTCAAACTCCGCGCCCAACGTGTCTACGACGCCTATCACGGATTGGGCGGCAACGGCCACGGCACCCAGGTCAACAACGATATCCAGAATGCGCCCATTGCGCCCCGGCTGGGAGGAAAGCCATCATGAGCATCACCATCAACGGCGTCAAGCCCGGCACGGCCACATTGACCATCCGGGCTGACACCCAGTAGGTTGATGCGCCCGTCACCGTGCGGGAGCACCTGTGACGGTGGCTTCCGATGCCGGCCACGATGTTCGGCGTCACCTACGCGGATGCCCATCTGAGCGTCCGCCTCTATAAAACCGACTGACCTAAGTCCCACACCCGTGGGGCTTCTTTTGTAAGGAGAACCATTATGGCAAACACCACCGGCGTGGCCGACCACAAGGCCACCGGCCCGGCGATTCCCGGCCTGACCGTGGAACGCACCAAGGCGATCATCCTGCTCATCGTCCAATTATTCAGCGTCGCGCAGACCGGCCTGAGCATCGCCGGCATCAGCCAGCTCCCGTTCACCACCGATCAGGTGAGCACGGCGATCACCGGCGTCATCGCCGTCATCGCATCCGTGTACGCGTGGTGGCGCAACAACAACCTGACCGGTGCCGCCGTGCAGGGACAGCAGCTCACCAACGCGATCAAAGCCAATATCATCGCCACCGACACCGACGCCACGACCGGGACAGCTCAGGCGGCCTACGCGGTGTCCGACTCCAGGGGAGCCGACGCGACCGCTGACGTGGCACCCATCGAGGAGGTGTCCTATGGCGACGGCGAGTGAAGTCCTGCGCATCGCGGCGGGCGAAATCGGCTATTCCCGTTGGACCGACCCGCAGCCGGGCACGAAGTACGGGCGCTGGTACGCCCAATCCCACGGCTCATACTATGGCGCGTCGGGCGTCCCGTTCTGCGCGATGTTCGTCAGCTGGGTCATGAGCCGTGCCGGCCAAGCGTTCCCGGGACTGCCCGCCGCCTACGTGCCATACGTGCTCAGCGCGGGACGCTCCCGCGCGGTCAGCACGCGCAGCGCCAAACCCGGCGACATCGTGATATTCAACTGGGACGGCGGCGTGGTGGACCACATCGGCTTCGTGGAAGCCAACCACGGCTCGTACATCCAGACCATCGAGGGCAACACCAACAACGGGCGCGTAGCACGCCGCACCCGCGCATGGAACACCATCGCCGCCATCCTGCGCCCCGCCTACAGTGGCAGCGCCACGTCGTCCGGCGGCGGCACCGCATCCAGCGGCGGCACGGGCCGGCTCACGGTAGACGGCTCCTGCGGGCCGGCCACCATCCGCCGCTGGCAGCAGGTCATGGGCACCAGCGTGGACGGCATCATCAGCGGCCAGTACAGGCCGGACGGCCGGACATGGGGCCGACCCGCGCTCGTGGACTCGTGCGTGCGCTACGGTGGCGGCGGCTCCAACCTCATCCGCGCCGTCCAACGCAAGCTCAACCTCACCGCCGACGGACTCCTCGGCCCCGCCACCATCCGTGCCCTGCAGAAACACCTCGGCGTCGCGCAGGACTCGTGGTTCGGACCCGGCACCGCCCGAGCACTCCAAAGCCGCCTCAACACCGGCAGATTCTAAACAAGTAGCGCCACTCGGCTCCATGCATGGAGCCGAGGGGCGCTTCTGCATGCCTGCGTCAGAGGCGGGACTCGAACTCGTCGATCGTCATCTCGAGCGCGTCCGCCACTCTTCTGGCCGTGCCGAGCGCCATGAGCCTCGGCCCCGGCACCGCACGCGCACACCAAAGCCGCCTCAACACCGGCAGATTCTAAACAAGTAGCGCCACTCGGCTCCATGCATAGGAGTCGAGGGGCGCTTCTGCATGCCTGCGTCAGAGGCGGGACTCGAACTCGTCGATCGTCATCTCGAGCGCGTCCGCCACTCTTCTGGCCGTGCCGAGCGCCATGAGCCTCGGCCCCGTATGGGGCTGGACATGGGCCGATCCGGCCGCGACGACCATCAACGCCGTCGCCCTGACCATCGGCGTCGTCATCGGCGCAAGCACCCTCAAGGCCAAGGCATCCAAGACCGAATAACAAGAAGCCCCCGAACCTACCGCACTCACGGTATGGTTCGGGGGCTTTTCGTCGTATATGGGTCAGGCCATCGCGGGCTGTGCCTGATTGGCGGTCAGGTATGCGGCCAGCGCCTTGCGAATCAGAGCGCTCTTGCCGATGTGCTCTCGTTCGGCCTGTGCCCGCACCCGTGCGTCCATGTCGGGCGTGAGGTATGCCTTGTAGAGCACGTCGGCCTTCCGGCGGGGCTGGTCGGCGAGGGGGCGGCCGGCGAAGATGTCGTCGATGTCATCCATCGTGATCGCCCTTTGCGGGCGGATGGTCTCGCCGATGATGGCGGGGGTGTGCTCGGTGTATTCGTCCGAGAGCTCGTCCCAGTCTGTTTCGTTGCTCATGATGTCCTCCTTGGTGTTTTTAGTCGTCGAACTTGTAGAGCCATTCGCGGCGGCAGTCCATCGCGTGGAACACCTTGCGGGTGCGCTGGGATACCAGCAGCTCCACGGGGCGTTCCCTGAACTCGTCCGGGTATCCGAGGATCGCCATGACCCTGTCGCCGGCGTGTCTCGACTGCACCTCGAACACGGCCACCGGATGCCGGAATATGTAGTCGATCTGTGGTTGTGTGAGCCAGTGCTTGAAGGCTGACGGTTCGCATTCGATCATGCTTATTATGGTACCATAATTTAGTACCATAATCAAGTCGGGGAAACGGAACATCGTGATCCTCCTAGGCGGCGAGGCGTGTGGCTTCCACGGCGGCGCGCAGCCGGTCGTCGGGCATGGCGATGTACCGTTGCGTGGTCTCGACCGAGGCGTGGCCTAGGAGCTTGGAGACGAGCAGCAGGTCTCGTGTGGCGGCGTAGGTCGTGGTCGCGTACCTGTGGCGCAGGCTGTGGGCCGTCCATCCGTGGCCCAAGAGGTCGCTCAGGTGTCGGCCGACGTAGGATGATTCGGCGTGGCCGCTCCACCGGCCGGGGAACAGATAGCCGTGGGCGGAGCGGATCAGCAGGGCGAGGTCGTCGCCGATGGGCACGATGCGTTGCTTGTCGCCCTTGCCTACGACGACGAGGCTCCAGCCCACGAGGTCGCGCATGACGTCGCGGCTGTGCACCTTCGCTATCTCGAAGCGCCTTAAACCGCATTCCGCGCCGAGACGCAGCATGAGCCGTTCGCTGTCCGTGGCCTTGCGCAGTGCGGTGAGTATGACCACGTCCGGGCATGGCCGGGGATGCGGTTCGGGACGCTTGACGGTGGGTAGGAACTCGCTCGGATCGGCCTCGCTGCGGCCGGACGCTTTGAGCCATCGGAAATAGCTGACGCAGGCGTTCTTCGCGCCCTTGCGTGTCTCGGGCTTCCATTCCTTGCCGGCGAAGTGGGCGAGCAGGTCGTCGCCCTCCACGTCCCTCGGGTCGCCACCGAGCGCCCGCGACAGTGCGCTCATCTGGCAGCGCCGCGTGTTGAGCGTGTTGGTGGAGTAGCCCGCCGCCTTCAGTGAGTCGAGCCACAT